CCCTTCTTGGTGCTGGATGGCGTCATGGCCGCACCCGTTGCAGTGAAGAGAAGCCCCTTCAACAATGCGGACGTTTGCGTCCGAGTGTTGTTTGCCCGCTTTCGAGGGCTTTCGCCCATGATGTCATGCACCTGCTCCCACAGGCGAGTGTCGATGATGGCCTCGTGTTCTCCAGCGTATGCCTCGCCTTTGTGAACGGCTTCACCGCGATAGACGCGGTTGTTCAGCAGGCGATAGAGGTACCCCTTATCGATCAGCGTGCCCTGCTTGCTGCGGAACCCCTCACGGCGCAGTTCCCGCGCCAGCACTGTGGCGGAGCCAACCTCCACAAAGCGATCAAAGATCCGCCGCACTGAGCCAGCGTCCTCTTCGTTTACCACCAGCTTGCGGTCCTGAACATCGTAGCCAAGCGGCACATATCCTCCCATCCACATGCCCTTCATGCGCGAGGCTTTCACCTTGTCGCGAATGCGCTCGGCAGTAACCTCACGTTCGAATTGTGCAAAACTGAGCAGGATATTCAGCGTCAGCCGTCCCATCGAGGTGGTCGTGTTGAAGGACTGCGTGACCGAGACGAAGGTAACCCCGTTGCGGTCAAAAACTTCTACCAGTTTGGAAAAGTCCATCAGCGAGCGTGACAGGCGGTCGATTTTGTATACGACAACTACATCGACCAATCCGTCCTCGATGTCGGCCAGAAGCTGCTTCAGCCCAGGGCGCTCCAATGTGCCACCTGAGATGCCGCCATCGTCATATTGATCGCGAACCAAGGCCCAGCCTTCGGATTTCTGGCTGGCGATATAGGCCTCGCAAGCCTCCCGCTGCGCGTGGAGCGAGTTGAACTCTTGTTCGAGGCCTTCCTCGCTCGATTTGCGGGTGTAGATGGCGCAGCGCAGGCGGCGGGCGGGCTTTGTCACATGATCCTTCATGCCTCACCTCGTTTCCGCTCTCGCAGCCCAAAGAAGCGATAGCCGTTCCATCGTGTCCCGGTGATGGCGCGTGCCACGGCGGACAGCGACTTGTAGCGCTGGCCACCCCATTCAAAGCCCTCTTTCAGAACGGTCACAGTGTGGGCGATGCCATCCCATTCGCGGATGAGCTTAGTGCCCACCACGGGGTTACGGGGATCGGCAATCTGGGCCTTACGCGTCAGTGTGCCCTCGACCTCGTCGGCCAGCAGGTCCAGCAGCCGGCGGGTTTGCTTGTCCGGGCCGCCATAGATCAATTCCTGGATCCGATAGGCCAAACGGCTTTCCAGAAACTTGCGGCTGTTGTTCGGGGCGGGCGCATCAAACAGTGCTTGCCATTCGGACTTTAGTTCATTGACAGACATGACTTTCAAGGCAGCCAAACGCGCCAGGATTGGTTCATGTGTGGTCATGCAGATCTCCTCTGAGTTGGAGTTGCAGTACCGCTCTGTTTGCCCGCGAAGTGTAGCGAACTGTCTCCAGTATTTTGGGATAGATGGTCGCGATCGCGGCCTGCCAAGCGCACCACCGCCGTGGCCAGCAGACCATAAAGCTCGGTGCGGCGTTCATGCGCCGTCATACGGTCGGGATGCAGGGGATTGGGTCTGCGCATTCCGTTTTGTGCCTCCCAGCCGCTCGAAGCGAGCAGCATTCGAAGGGAGAAAGCCAAGCATACATGCTAAACGGGACATCGAACGCGGGTCGCCGACCGGCTGAGACGCAAGGTTCCGGTGGCCCGAGTCAAGAAAAGCAGGTTTGGCGCAAAGCACCACTGGTCATATCCGACCACAGCCAATTCTACTGTTTATTTCACTTACGGTTCATATAGCTAAATTCATGCTATTTCATGAGCCATCACGGACTAGTCCCTATAGTCATATGTGACACGAGCCCTAGAGTCATAGATGGCCATAGGTGGGCATCTTGCAACTACGCCACTGCCGCATCATCTTCTGTCGAAAGGAGATCACAAATGGCCGAGCAGAATCAAGAAAATATTAGTGGCGATCTTAACGCCGAGCCAGAAAAGGGGGCCAAGTCTATCGCCGCCCGATGGGGACTGAAAGTCACCAAGATCGGCTATTGTCCGGTCCCTTCGCTCCTGTTGCGCGCACAGCGGCGGCTGGGTCTAAGCCCTTCTCATCTCGCAGTCCTTCTGCAAATTATAGAACACTGGTGGGATGCGAGCCGTGCGCCCTATCCGAGCAAAGCTGAGCTCTCGGACCGCCTGGGGATCAGCAAGAGGCAGATCCAGAGGTACATCACCGAAATGGAGCAAGGCGGCCTTCTTATCCGCATCCCATACTATGGCGACAGTGGGGGGCGAGAGAATAATCGCTACGATCTCTCCGGTCTGGTGAAACGCCTTGCGGAAATCGCCCCGGATTTCATCGCCGAACGTGAGGAGCGCAAGAAAAAGCGTAAGGCTGCTGCCATGCCCGGCGGCGGCAAGCGCCGGACGCCCCGCGTGAAAGCGGAAACCACTCCCTAATCGTCAGAGGCCTTGCGCCACTGAAGAAGACGGTGCCGCGCATAGCGCTGCTCCGAACAATTCCCTCATGCCCAAAGACGCCCAAAGGAGCGCAAAAGATGATGTTCGACGACACAGTCAGAAAGAGCAGCGGCTGCGGCCAACGCCACGGCTATCACCCCGCCGAAGTTGCCGGTAACGCCGAGTTGCGGTGTGAACACTGTGGCAAACTTCTTGGAAAGGCCAAGGGTGGACAAATGCACATCCTTCGTAAGCCCTTCGAGCTTTTTGCGAGCTTTCCGGTGACAGTAAGGTGTCCCGGTTGCACTCGCCTGAATATGTGCGAAAGCGGCTAGCCGCGCGCTTACCGGCGCTCAGTAACCCCGAACATTCCCTCTAAACCTAGAGACGCATGACGTCCTGACCTGGCCACGAGAAGGCGCTGGACGCCTGGCCGTAAGGCAGGCGTCCAATGTGTCTCGCATGGCACGAGATCCGTGATCAGCTCACGGTTTCTTCCACTACGTTCAGTTTTCAGCGTGGCTTCGATGCCATCCGGCGTTCGCAGGCGTCGCTGAAACCCTACCGCGATCCAGCATCATTGCTTGACGCGTTGCACCGCAAAACGGGTGACGGTGATGCGAAAAACCGCATCCTCGTCGCATTGATTGAAGCGGCGCAAGCTGATGATCCTTCCGCCGATACGGCGCTAACGTTCCTGTTGTTGGCGCTCTGGCCCGGGCTTGATGCGATCAGGCGGCGGGCGATCTGGCGCAAGCTGGGCACCCTCGATGAAATCGCCTCCGATGTCTTGGCGCGAACCGTTGACCTTTTGCGTAGCCTGGATCTGGGCCGCGTCAATTGGGTTGCGGCCACAGTGTTGCGGAACGTCGAACGGGACATGATCCGTGCACGCAACCGCGAAACTGGACGGGCAAAACTTTCCAGTGACATCGCGCCGGATGAAGTCTCCGCCCACGAACTCGGACTGCAATCGCTGCCCGAGGACGCGGCTCTCCCTGGCCATCTGCACAAACTGCTCGGCGCAGATGCGCTTCTGGTGATCCGCGTTGCCATCGAGGGCTACTCGCAAGTCGAAGCTGGTGTTGAGCTGGGCCTGACCGAGGCCGCTGCTCGCAAACGCTACCAACGTGCCCTTCGCAAACTGCGCGACGCCCTCGCAGACATCCCCTGAGCGCATGTCCCGATCTGGCTCCGCCGTCGGCTTTTCCCCTTTGAGCGCCTGGAGCGCCGTCCCTCCAACCGAAAGTGGACACGCATGAACATAACTGCCGATCTATCGCTCGCGAATTATCGCCGCCTCCCGGGGCTCTACCGCCGCTGGGAATTGACCGAGGTCTGCGAGCCCAACCGAAACTACCAGATTGAGGATGCCGGCACCCATGCCGACGGGACGCCTCTTCTGGCGATTTACGTCAGCGAAGCCGTATGCCCGGGCTCGGACCCGGCAACAGACGAAGTGCTGAACAAAGGAGTGCGCAATTGAGCCTCCCCATTATCAGCGCCGATGAACGACTCGCGCAGCGCAAAGGCATCAAGGGCGTTATCTTCGGCCGATCTGGCATCGGCAAGACGAGCCTGCTCTGGACGCTAGATACCCCGAGCACGCTGTTTATGGACCTCGAAGCGGGCGACCTTGCCGTTGAAGGCCTGGAGATTGACACGCTCCGGCCGCGCACATGGAAGGAGTGCCGCGATTTCGCAGTGTTCATCGGCGGCCCGAACCCGGCATTGCGCGAGGATCAGCCTTACAGCCAGGCGCATTTCGATGAGGTCTGCGGCCGGTATGGTGACCCCGCGGTGACCGAAAAGTATCAGACCGTCTTTATTGACTC